ACCTTATGGCAAGGAATGTCGTGCTTGTTGGACAGTAGATGAAGGCAATGTCTTGTTGGGTATTGACGCATCTGGATTAGAAATAAGAATGTTAGCACACTACATGAATGACGAGGACTATACAAATGAAATTCTCAACGGAGATATACACACAGCAAATCAAAAACTTGCTAAACTTAAATCAAGAGATACGGCAAAAACATTCATCTATGCGCTTATGTACGGAGCAGGAGATGAAAAACTTGGAAGCGTGGTTGGAGGAAAAAAAGCAGATGGTTCAAGAGCTAGACAATTGTTCTTTGATAATAAACCATCATTTAAATCTCTTAGAGATAGAGTTACGAGAGCATCTGCAAAAGGTTTCCTCAAAGGATTAGATGGTAGAAAGTTATTCATTCGCAACGCACACGCTGCTTTGAATACCTTATTACAAGGTGCAGGAGCTATCGTTATGAAGAAAGCTTTAGTTCTCTTTGACAGTAAGTTAAGAGAAGCAGGACTAGAGCATAAGTTTGTAGCTAACATACACGATGAATGGCAGTTAGAAGTACCTAAAGAACACTCTAAAACTATTGGTGATGTTGGAGTCAGTTCTATTATAGAAGCAGGGGAAGTATTTAAACTACGCTGTCCTTTGGATGGTGAATATGACACAGGAGGGAACTGGAGTGAAACTCACTAGCGTTGAATATCGAAAGTATATTAGAGATAAAAGGTATCGTAGAATAAACAAATTTAAAGTTAACAAAGGATGTGTTGATTGTGGATACAACAAACATCCAAAAGCACTTTGTTTTGATCATGTTATAAGAGAAAACAAAACTATTCTATTAGATGCTGCGAAAAGCGGAGCTAATATGAGTACGTTAGTTTGTAGAATTAACACTCGTAACAAATTTAAGAATAGAGAATATTTAAAAGATTTATTTAATGAAATTAGAAAGTGTGAAATACGATGTCAAAACTGTCATAGCATTAAAACATGGGAAGAGAGAGATTATATGCCACACGTTAGAAAAAATAAAACAATTATACAGGAGCGTTCTTATGCCAAGCAAGGAACTTTTAACTTCTAAAGTTAAAAAACTAGACACACTTGTAGAGGACATCTACGATAAGCTATCTGCTCTATCGGATGGTAAACCTTTAGACCTTGACGATAAAACTATAGAAGAGTTTGGCGAGTCAATGAAAAAAGTTTTACATCATTGGGCTAACCCTAGACCAAGAGATACAGCAACACTTCGTATGTCTAACATAGGTAAACCTACTCGACAACTATGGTTTGAAATGAAATCTGAGAACAAAGAAACTGAAAAGATAAAACCATCTGTGTTCATTAAGTTTTTATACGGACACCTACTTGAAGAAGTGTTACTTATGTTAATTAAACTTGCTAAACATAAAGTTACAGGAGAACAGAAGGAAGTATCTCTTCAAGGTATAAAAGGACACATGGATTGTATAATTGATGGTGAAGTAGTAGACATCAAGACAGCTTCTGGTTTCGCGTTTAAGAAGTTTAAAGATAAAACCCTAGCCGAAGATGATGTTTTCGGTTATCTCCCTCAGTTGGCTGCTTACGAGGCTTCTATGGGTACAAATAAGGGTGGTTTCTTGGCAATGAACAAAGAGTCAGGTGAAATAGCATTATATAGACCTGATTCTTTTGATAAACCAGACATAAAAAAGAAAATAAAAACAGTAAAAAAGATGGTAAAAGTGGACACTCCTCCTGAACTATGTTATAATCCTATACCAGATGGAGCATCAGGAAACATGAAACTTCCTAGAGGTTGTGTTTATTGTAGACACAAGTTTGAATGTCACAAAGATGCTAACGAAGGTAAAGGACTACGAGTATTCAAGTATGCAAAAGGATATAATTATTTAACTCAGGTTGTAAAGACACCTAAAGTTTTGGAAGTTACTAAATGAACGGAAGAAAAGCAAAAGCAATAAGAAGACGAGGTAAAGATTTGCTTATCGAGTGGTTGCGTTCTGTTGTTCCAGAAGGTGAAGATACTTCTAAGATAAATAGAAAAACTTTACAAAACTTTCTATCAGATCAAACACACTTCTATGCTAACAGAAAGATAATGCTTAGTGCTTATTCATTGAAGTGGATTTATAAACAGTTAAAAAGAAATCCTAACTTTACATTGGAAGACTTAAATGGCTAGAAGAAAATTTAGAAAGGTTAGACCAAGAGAGAAAGGAGTTCCTAAAGGATACGATAGTAAATGGGAATATGATTTACATAAAGGTATCTTACAAAACTGGAATCATCATGGTAAAATGATTGATTATATTATTGAAAAGAAATATGAACCAGACTTTACAAAAGATAAAATTATTATCGAAGCTAAAGGTAGATTCTGGGATCACGCAGAGTATAGTAAGTATGTATGGATTAGAAAGTCTTTACCAGAAAAAATGGAACTTGTGTTCGTCTTTCAAAAACCTTACGCACCTATGCCTGCTGCAAAGAAAAGAAAAGATGGAACAAAAAGAACACACGCTGAATGGGCAGAGTCTAATGGTTTTACATGGTACTCAGAAGAAACTTTACCAGAGGAGTTTAAATAAATGGAATATAAATTCAACGAAGAAAATACAATAAAACAAATAAAAAGATACATAGATAGTACATACGAAAAACACTACGCTAATGAAAAGTATCAAGCAACTGATATGATTATAGATGCAGGACACGGCGTTGGTTTTTGTATGGGTAACATTATGAAGTATGCTATGCGCTATGGTAAGAAACCTGATCCTGTTACTGGAGAGTATAAGAATCAAGGTGACTTATTAAAGATTATACACTACGCTATCATAGCTATACATTTATGGGTAGAGGATAAAACAAATGCTAAGTAGATTATTATACATGATACCTTTTATAGGTATGATAACAGCAGGATATTTTTTATGGACTGCAGACATTCGAGGAGCTTTGTTGTTAGCAGGATTATCTCTAACACAAAGTATAATATGTTTAGGTTATATTTTAGCTCAAATATCTGTGGTCGGAACTAGAGGAACACTAGAAGTAGAAGTAGAGTTATGGGATGCTCTTATGCCTGTCATATTCTTACTGCTTTCAGCTACTTCTTATTTATTAGTTGTAACTGAAAATGTAAGGGGAGCAGTATGACACATGAAAATAATGTAGGACTACCTACAAACTATCAACAGTTTATACATCTAAGCAGATACGCTAGATGGAATGAAGAAAAACAACGCAGAGAAACATGGAGCGAAACAGTATCTCGATACTTTGATTTCTTTGAAAAACATTTAGTTGAAAACTTTATGTTAAATAAATACGACTACATATCTGCTAGAGAATATTTAGAAAAAGCTGTTCTTCATTTAAACATTATGCCAAGCATGAGAGCATTAATGTCAGCAGGTAAAGCATTAGAAAGAGATAATGTAGCAGGATTTAATTGTAGTTATGTAGCTGTGGATAATGTTCGAGCATTTGATGAAACACTTTATATACTTATGTGTGGTACAGGTGTTGGGTTTAGTGTTGAGCGTCAATATATAAATGAATTGCCCGATCTCCCTGAAGATTTGTTTGCTACAGATACAGTTATAAAAGTAGCTGATTCTAAAATAGGGTGGGCAAAAGCATATAAAGAACTTATGTCTTTACTTTATGTAGGACAAATTCCTACTTGGGATGTATCTAACATTAGACCTTATGGTGCTAGACTTAAAACATTTGGTGGTCGTGCTAGTGGTCCTGCTCCACTTGAAGAGTTGTTTGATTTTACTATCAACATATTCCGTGATGCAATAACAAAAGGACAGCGTAAACTTGTGTCCATAGATTGCCATGATTTGATGTGTAAGGTCGCAGAAGTGGTAGTCGTAGGGGGAGTAAGGCGAAGTGCTTTAATCTCTCTCAGCAACCTCTCAGACAACCGTATGCGCAATGCTAAGTCAGGTGCTTGGTGGGAAGACAATCAGCAGAGAGCTTTATCTAACAACTCTGTAGCTTATACAGATGTTGCAGAAACTGGTGCTTTTATGCGTGAATGGTTAT